AACGGAATGCGTTACATGTTTGGTGGACATCATGTTAGATGATCTGACTTGACAATATATGTCAAATCGGATAAATTGGGAGGGGACAACCCTCCTTTTTTATTGGAATAAATACTCAACGACATTGGAGATATATTGATGGTACAAGAAGTGCTAGGTGTGCATCACATCGCGGAGTTGTGTGAATGTAATGCCGACCTTTTAAACGATTCAGAGTTTATTAGCACTTCCCTTAGGCAAGCAGTAGAACATGCTAACGCAACGTTGCTGGAAGAAATTAAGTACGAATTCACGCCACAGGGAATCACTGCTGTTTGTTTGCTATCAGAGAGTCACATTAGTATTCATACCTGGCCAGAGAAAGGTTATGCTGCTGTGGACATTTTTACTTGCGGAGACCACACAGCACCTGACGTAGCTTGTAGATTCATGGCAGATATGCTAGAATCAAAACAACCAATGTTTACTGTTATTCAGAGAGGAATTTAATGGAAATTACTGCTTATACTTTGGTTGGTTGTTCTCATTGTAAAACTCTTAGGGAGTTATTTAAAAGAGCTGAAGCGGAATACACTGAAATTATGGTCAAGAGAGACATGACCATTGAAGATTTTAGTGCAACATATCCACACATTAGTTCTTTCCCATTTGTTGTAATTGATGGACAAGAAGTAGGAGATCTTGTTGCTGCTGTCAAACTTTTTGTTGCGAAAGGACTGGTATCTAGTTCAAAAAAATCTACATAACATAGAGAGCTATGAGTGAAACCATATATGATATTGTAAATAATGCAATTGATATTGCTTTCACTGAAGATAAGTGCGAATTAAATTTCTATGCTTACTTGAAATCAGAGAATGCGAGTCGTAAAGATGTCATAGCATTCCTTGAATCAAATCTTGGACCATCTTTATTGGACCAAATACAAGAACTTGATATGTATTTGTCTGGAGGAAATGGAGAACAAATACTCAAGGAAGCATATGAATGGATGGGCAACCAAAGAGCCATAAAGATTAGAAATTATTTGAATCAGATTATTGAAGATGCTAAACAGTATGAGAAATCAAAACGACCTGGAAGAAAGCCAAAAACTTCAAATAAATAAGGGTATAGAATTCATGTTGCGTAGGAGGGTTGATAAGGTCAAACCTAAACATGGATTAATACTGAGTAAAACATTCAACCTCCTACGCAGAACATTCCACGTTAATCTGGAGTTCTCATGGGAGGTTGACAACCAACCAAGGGAGTAGTAAGATGGAGTCAGCAACACCATACATCCTGTTCTTTTCTGGAATAGGGATCGTAGGATCTTTCATGATCGGTTTAATGATTGGATGGTTCGGAAACGATATCGTCTATGCCTTTCTCAATAAAAACAGGATTGTTCCTATGCATCCTGAAATGTTTGATGAGAACGGTCAACTGATTCCTGATGAGATTGTGGCGGTTCGCTTTGAGAATTCAGAAGATTTTGAGGAGTACGACGACGAGGATTAAATGATTCTAATTGATATGAATCAGATTATGATTAGTAATCTGATGATGCAACTGAAGGGTGATGCTTTAAATGAAAATCTTGTTCGTCATATGGTGCTCACTGCCCTTCGCGCATTTGAAAGACAATACTCCCCTAAGTATGGTGAGGTTGTTCTAGCCTATGACAGTAAGCACTACTGGCGAAAAGAAGCATTTCCCTATTACAAACAGAATAGAAAGAAAGACCGAGAGGCATCCGACTTGGATTGGAATGCTATCTTTGAGGTTCTGAATAAGATACGCGACGAGATTAAAACCTTCTTCCCTTATAAAGTGGTTGAAGTGTATGGCGCTGAGGCAGATGATGTTATCAGCACTCTCACTACTTACCAAGCGTATCGCAACATCAAACTTCAAAAGGAAGGCAAGGAAGGTGAGGAGGTATTGATTCTCTCAGGTGACAAGGATTTTATTCAGCTACAGAAGTATCCTTTTGTAAAGCAATACAATCCTATCTTGAAGAAAGAGATCAAACATGATGACCCCAAAGCATATGCTAGAGAACATATCATTAAAGGAGATAAGTCAGATGGCATACCTAATTTCCTATCTGACTCTGATTCATTTGTTGTAGGTAAACGACAGAAACCTATAAGTAAGAAAAACTTAGAAAAGTGGGTAAACCTAGACCCATCTGTATTCTGTTTAGATCAACAAGCAAGAGAAAATTATGAACGCAATCGAAAATTAATCGATCTTTCATGTATTCCCGAACATCTTGCTACTGAAATTGTGTCCTATTACAAGTCACTAAATAGCAACGAAAGGAAAGTTCCACTTGAATACTTTCAACAGCATCAACTCACTAAGTTGATGGAAGAATTTGTATTTCGTAACACACAACCATTTTGAATTGACATGGCATCTAAAACATATCGCCCTCTAATTTCAGAGGTGCTGCGTAAAGCTAACAACGCAAAGACTAAAGAAGAGAAGAAAAATATTCTTCTCCAAAACAACACTCAGGTTCTACGTTCTTTGTTTATCTGGAACTTTGATGAGACTGTAATCTCTATGCTTCCAGAAGGTGAAGTACCTTTTGTTTCCAATCCAGCTCCAGAAGGCACCGACCATCTGTTGCTTGAGAATGAAGGTAAGAAAATGTTTCACTTCGTCAAAGGTGGATCTAACATTACTCAAAGTAAGCGTGAGCAAATCTTTTTGGGTATGCTCGAAAATCTCCATCCAAATGAGGCAGAGATTCTTTGCTTAGTGAAGGATAAGAAACTACAAACAAAATATAATAGAATTTCTAAAGCTCTTGTTCAAGAAACATTTCCTCAAATTCAATGGGGAGGTCGTAGCTGATGAGAATTCTCCATCAAAACTGTGACCCTGAACTAGCAAACGATAGAAGTTTGCCATATACTGCTTACTTAGTTACCTATGAGATTGATGGAGCGATTGCTTATGACTTAATTATTCCTGATAAACAGATAGAAATTTTTGACTACTATTGGGACAAATACAGAGAAGGTCTCAAAGGTTGGAAACAATCTGAAGGAAGAGTCAACCCTAAACTTTGGGGGAATAAACCAAAAGAAGAAAAGAAAAAGAGGTAAAATGATTATTAATCAATCAGCAAAGACACAAGCGTTGTCTTATCTTGTTGGAAATGATTCTACAGTAGAAGCTTTGACACTTAGATTGTTTTCTAATAATGCTACTATTACAGATACCACTCTTGCTGCTTCTGTAACTGAAGTGACATCTGGAGATGGTTATACTCCTATTGTATTGGCAGGTTCTTCTTGGACAGTTGCTGCTGGACCACCTCCTGCTGCTTCATATCCACAGCAAACCTGGACCTTCACCGCACCAAAAGGAAATATCTATGGTTACTATGTCACCAATGATTCTGGTGTTTTGCTTCTAGCAGAAAAATTTGCCACTGGACCATATAATGTTCAGACTAGTGGTGATGTTATTTCTGTAACTTTGTCCTTACGTCTTACCTGATATATGACTGAAGAAAATAATGAGATGAATGTTGAAGAAGTGATTGAAAATAATGAAGAATATGAATCTCCAGTAGAACATACAGTTCGAAATTTATTCTATGCTAATGATGCGCTTCAACCACCCCCGCCAACAGCTTCTGAAATAGATAAAAGAAAGTATCAACAAATAAGACAATCGGTTAAACGTCTTCGTCGTCTAGAAAAAAATCCATTGTTTCAAATACAAATGATGGACCTGAAAAAACAAGTGGAGAGTGAATCTAATGACGGTTAAACTTATTTCCGTAACGCCAGATGCAGAAAAGACAATGGCATATGTTGCTAGAGTGTCTAATCCTAGTAACCAAGATAATGAAAACTACGCAGGGTTACTGCGTTATTGTATTAAGCATAATCATTGGTCTGTATTTGAGCAGGCGCATATGACTCTTGAAATTGAAACGAATCGCGGCATTGCGGCTCAGATACTGCGACATCGTTCGTTTACATATCAAGAATTTTCGCAACGCTATGCTGATACTAATCTGATTACTGAGAACATTCCTGTTCCAGAACTTCGTCGTCAGGATACCAAGAACCGCCAGAACTCTACCGATGACCTTGGAGACTATGTGAAACTCAAGTTTCAAGCAGAGATCGCTGA